TAGTTATAACGATGATTATTTCGACATAATAAAAAAAGCACGAAACAGAATCATGATGAATTTAGAAGAAGAAGCAATTATAAATGGTAAAGCAGGAACTATATTTGTAATGAAGCAATATGGCTATAAAGACAAGCACGAGATAGAAGGCAATCTTGAGAGTGCATTATTCTCACAGGCATTGGATAAGTTTGCAAGTAAGATATGACACTTGATGAAGTAATCTTATTAGAGAAGCACAAGGATTTAATAAAAGATAGGTCACAAGTCATATTTGCAGAGGGAGTAACTAATGCAAGTAAGTCATTTATAATTGGTATAGCATTTATATTACGCATACTGACTGAAGATGACACAAGAACACAATTTGTATTAGCAGGAGAAAGCGTACCAGTATTAGAGAGAATGTTTATACAAAATGAATCTTCTTTCTTCAATATATTTAAACCACTATGCACCTATATAAGAGCAGGTGAAGGTGGAGCAAGAGTCAAAGTATCAATGGGAAAAGGTAGAAAAGAAAAAGTAATATACTTGGTAGGATATGATAATAAGAAAAGATGGCGTTCTATTTTAGGACTAACAATACACGGATTTAATATAGAAGAAATCAACATAGCAGATGATGAGTTTATTAGTGAAGCATTTATTAGGGTGTTTCGTAATGGCGGATTCATGTATGCAAGTTGTAATGGTGGTGATCCAGATACTCCAGTGTATACGGATTATATGAACAAAGGTAGACCGTTAGAGAAATGGGCTAGTCAAGTTCCACCAGAAACATGGGTTGAATTAAATCGTAGTGAGCCTAATGCAGCCTACCGATATTACTTTTTTAATTTTGATGATAACCCAACAATGACAATAGAACAACGTAACGGCTTAATAAATAATACACCTAAAGATTCATACCAATGGAAAACAAAAATAATAGGTATAAGAGGAATACGAGAAGGTGTAATATTTGCTGATTATATGAGTAGAGAAAAGAACATTATATATATGGACTTACTCGCACCGCCAGAAGATACGAAAGCATATGAGTGGATTAACTCAAGAGGTATAGAGATTATGACATTCGGACAAGATGTTGGTGGGACTGATAACAATGTATTTGTATTAAAACTATTCACACGTAATTGGCGTGAGGTAGTAGCGGTTGATTTCATAGAGTTTAATGATGTAAACTTTGACCAGATATGGGATAGATTTATAGAATGGTTTCTACCGTATTGGACTAGATATAGCACACACTTCAAAGGTGGGTTTATAGATAGTGCTGCAAAGATAATTAGATTATCAATGGATGCACGATTAAAACAACAGTATGGTATACATTGCTATAAAGCATATAAGTATACAATAGCTGATAGATGTGATTATGGTATGACATTACTTGATCAAGGTCGCAAACTATTCACACAAAAGACAGAGCCCATTTATCAATCATATACAAAGGCATACTTTGATAATAGTAGTAAGACAGATATTAGAGCGTTCCCAAAGCATTTACACAAAGATAGAGTAGATGCAGATGAGTATGGGGAAGCAAACTATATAAGTAAAATGATAAGATTAAATAAACCTATGAAAGAATAGGAGGTGGTTATATGCGAGTGCTTGATGCAGTTAATCCAATGACATGGGTTAATAGGGCAATAGATAAACGCATACTAAAGATGAAAGGAGCAATCCATATGGAATACAATCCATTCTTAACTGAAATGAAATTTGAAACAACAGATAAACTTATGACAAAACGGCTACTTGAAAATAGTATGTGGTATAGAGGTAATGAACAAGACCTAGCATATTTCTATCGTAAAGAAGCACCAAAGTTTTATCGCAAAGGTGAACAGAGTGAAAGCCTTAACTACTTTTGGACTAATGATGAGCAAGATAATAGAAAGTTACATATGGGTATACCGCAATTAATAAGCGAGAAAATGGTAGACTTAATTGTAGGTAACGGCTATGAGATTAAAGTAGAAGGTAAGAACGAACAAGAAATACAAGAAGAACTAGATATGGCTTTAAAAGATAATAAGTTTAAGCAGTTACTAGCACAGTCTATTGAAACTGAATCGTGGAGTGGTGGAGTATCTTGGAAACTATCATATAACCCTAACATAAGTGAATACCCTATCATTGAAGCGTGGCAACCAGAAGATTATGCTTGTAGAGTAGTGTGTGGTAGAATCGTTGAAGATATATTCTATGTATACTATTCACAAGGTAATGACACATATCGTTTAAGTGAGATATACGGTGTTGATGATGGTAACTCATATATAGATTATAAGTTAGACAAAGCGTGGTATAAAACTAATGCACAAGATGGTACTGGCGGACAATGGTTAGAAGTTCCATTAAGCACATTAGAAGAAACTAGCAAACTAAAGAAAATTGTTATTAATGGCTATAACAAACGATTAAGTTTATATAAACCTAACAAATTACCTAACAGTGAGTTTAGATCAAGTTACATTGGTGAAAGTGACTATGCAGGTAGTTATGGTGCATTTGATGCTTTAGATGAAATAGGTAGCACGTGGATTCAAGAGTTTAGAGATGGTAAGTTATTTAGATATTTCCCAGAAGAACTAATGATAAAAGGTGATAACGGTAAATATCAATACCCTAGCCAATTTAAAAAACAACATACATTATATGATGATAGTGCAAGTGAGAATGCAGATAAACAAAAGATACTATATGAACAAGGTGAATTACGCATAGAAGCACACACACAAACGTGGAAGATATGGTTAGGTACTGCAATTAATAATGCAGGGTTAAGCCCATTGACAGTTGGTGTAAGCGGATTAGAAGCTATTGATGCAAGTGCTGAATCACAACAAGAACGTGAGAAAGTATCTATACGTACACGTAACAAGAAAATAGAAATATGGGAAGAGTTTTTAGATGATATATTAAGTACATATGTTGACTTTATGTATATAGTAAAAGGTCTTAAATTAAGTAATACATATCAAGTAGGAAGTTTACCTGATGTAGATATCCAAGTTACATTCAATGATTACATTATCAAGTCTAAACGTGATAGAACAGAAGAAGTACAAGCAGGACTAGGTTCTTCATGGGATATCTTTACTGGTGTAGAGTACGTACATGATGATAAAACAGAACGTGAGCGCCTTGCAATTAGTGCTAGGATTAAATTAGAGAATGGTTATAATAGCATATCACAAGCGGAAGCAAGTGCCTTACAAGCAGAGAATCAAGATACAGCAGATATACTACAAGAACAAGGTATAGAAATCTTACCAGTCAATGAAAATACAAATGGCGTAGTTACGGAAGAAAATGATATAGAGCCACCGACCGAAGAACAAGAAGAATAAGTAGGTAGTCAATATGCCAGTATTAAGAGAAGATAAAGGTAGAGATTACAGAAGATACGAACACACAGAAGATGAGATTAATAGATTAGACCGTAGTGGATTCACGCCAGTGCTATCAAGTAATGTTAGCGCAATAGGAGAACACAATGGAGATTTATATATAAGATTTCATGGTGGTAATAGTTATGTATATCCTGGTAGTGGTGACTTATATCAAGCAATGTTGCAATCAAGTAGTAAAGGTCGCTTTGTATGGAATAGACTACGGAAGGCAAATGTACCTTATCGTAGGATAGCAAATGTGCGATTACCTAAAGATGTACCAAGCACTGATATAAACTTACCAGAAGCAACAATGGAAGTGACAAGCAATGTGTTACAAGCATTAGTAAGAGAGAATGCAAAGGTAATGCAAGAACTTGATCGTTCATATCTTAAACCGAGTGATGTTAAAACATTGATAACGGATAAAGGTATATTTAGATTAGCGGAAGCACCACCTACACAACGCAATAGAGTTATAGATACGATATATGATAATCAAAGTTTAGCAAGTTTATTATTAGGAACAATCGCTTTATAGCGAGAATATAAAGGGAACGTAGCCCAACTACGGATAATATAATAGTCATACAGACTTTAAAAGGAGGCAGTAAATGAGTGATGTAGTAGAACCTAATGTTGAACCAGTTGTAGAACCTACAGTTGAACCAACAGTAGAGGTAAAAACACCAACGAAACAAGAATTATTAAGAGAGATGTCAAAAGAGTATGGAGTTAACTTATTTGATGCAGAAGGATTACAAGCGTTCAAGGAATATACCGAAGCACAAAAGACCGAGCAACAAAAGTTGCAGGAACAATTAGTAGCCTACGAAAAAGAGAAGGCGGAATTGCAAGGTAAACAACTTGAATATCAAGCACAGTTAGAAGCGGTGAAATTAGGTATTGCAGTAGACAAAGTACAAGATGCTTTGAAACTAGCAGACAACGATCCGACTAAACTTGTAGAAGTATTAAAAAAATACCCTACCTTTCAAAGTGGTAAAGGAGTACAAATTGGGGTACAGAATCCGAACAATAATAATCAACCTACTGGGAATTCAGAGGCTGAAAAGTATATGGCGGAGAGAGCAGCATTAAATCCACAATACGCAAAATACTTAAGAAAATAGGAGTGAAACAAAATGGCAAATTTATTATATCCAGCAAGTACTGGACATTATGTAGATGATAAGTTTAGTGCATTAGTAGAACCTAATTTATTCGCAGGTAACGTAATGCAACCTGGTTTAACATTTACAGACAAATATCAAACTGGTCCAGCAGGACAAATTATGGTACACAAACCTGGTACTGGTACAGTAACATCAACAGCACCTGGTGCAGACTTTACAGAAACAGTAGTAGGAGATAGTTTAATTACAATCTCATTGAACAAACAATACAATAGAGCAAGAAAAATATACGGTGCAACAGTAGCATCTGTAGCTTATGGAATCGCAGCAGCAGAATTAGAAACAGCATTACAAGAAGTAAAAACAGCGTGGAACATTGATGCAGTAAGTGCTATCGTAGATGCTGATGGTATTAGAGTATCAAGTAATGTAACAACAGTAGCAAATTCAAACGGTAACGATATTTATGGTATGGTTGTAGATGCAAGACAAACATTAAGAGCATTGAAAGCAAATCCAGATGTATTAATCGTATCACCAACAACTTATGGTAAATTGTTAAAAGCACCAGAATTCCAACGTGCAGTACAATTAGATAACCAAGTTGTAAGAGATGCATATGTAGGTAAAATTGCAGGATTACGTGTATACGAATATGAAAGTTTAAGTGATGCAGCAGGAAACTTAACTAACATTAATGGTGGAACTGCAGACATTACATGGGATGCAACTAATGATGCGTTAGAGTTTATCGTATATGATCATGATGCTTTATCAATCGTAACAAGCGTTGATGTAGTAGGTGTGTTTAACGGTATGCCTAGATACAACGGTGTAGTAGCAGAAGTAGAAATCGTATCAGGATTCAAATTAACAAATGCTTCAAGAGCAATTTTGAAAATCCACGATAATTCAGCAACAGAAGATTTATAAAATACTAAATAACGGGTGAGGGTTTATAGCCCTTGCCCTTATTTATTAAGGAGTGATTAGATGGCAATAACACAAAATCAATATGTAAAGTATGATAGTGATGGGCATTTTTATTATTTAACAGAAACTGGTGCGGTACATTATACTGGTAAAACTCATATACCTAATATTTGGAAGAATGCGGAGTGGCGTTTAAAAGATATG